GTAGCCGCCATAGCCGCCGCCGAGCGCCGCAAGGTCGAACCCGCCCGCGAACGTGCCGGGCACGCCTTGCAAGCCGTAGCCGCCGATGCTGCCGAGCAACGAACTGAACGCATTCGCCTGCGCGGTCATGCCGGGCGACCACAGGCTCGGCGTTGCCTGCATGGGTGCCGACACAGGCTGCGCGTTCACCGCCGGCACGTTGGGGCCATAGATCGGCGCACCGCGCACCGTCGACGCGACCGAGGTGTACCGCGGCGGTTCGGGCGGCGGTGGTGGCGATGGCCGCGACACGAAGGCGCCGCTATCCCACCCAAACTTGTCCTCGTCGGCAGCCAGCCACGCATCTTGCAGCGCGTTCTTGGTGCCATACTCCCGCGACCAGTCCGACCACGCCGGGTTCGGCACATCCCGGGTGATCGTCTTGCCGGGCTCGTAACCGACGATCTGCGGTGAGGGCGCCGGCACGTTCGGCGCCTGCGAGAAGCCTCTGTCCGAATAGCCGACCGGATTGTTGACGGCATCGTAGTTGCCGTAGTTGCCGAAGCCGGTCGCGGGGCCAAGCGCCGAGGGAGAGAACGGGCTCGTCGAGGCCGTGACCTCCGGGCCGCCATAGAGGCCCTCGGAGAACTCCGGGTATGTCCGGCCGTAGTCGATTGGCGCCTCGCGCGCGGCCGTCATCGGCGCCGCACTTGGTTGTGAGGATGCCGCCTGTAAGTCGGCTCCCGCCGAATACGGCCCGAACTGGTCGTTGACGATGCCGGAAAAGTCGAACCCAGGGGAGGGCGCGCGCGACGAGAACGCCCCACCCGCACCGTAGCCGGTGACGTCGTCAGGGATGGTCGCGGCGTCTGGGGCTGGCGCCCACGACTGCATATTCGAGAAGCTGTAAGGCCCACCGGCCATCGCGGCATTGACCGCCGGTGCTGCCGCGGACATCCGCGCCTCACGCACTGACCCGGTCGAATCATCCGGCATGTTGCCGAAAATCGCATCGAAATCGGCATTCGAGAGTGGCGCCGGCTGGTCGTACAGCCCCGCCGAAATCTCCGGATACGTCTGCCCGTAGTCGACCGGCGCCTGATCGAGCGCCCCGAAGGCGTTCGGGCCGTAGCCGGCAAAGCTGCCCGGCGCCGCCTCGACCGCCGTGTCGATGTTGGAAAAGCCATACGGATCGCTCCCCGCCCCGCGCGCCTGCGACGGCGGCGAGGTGAAGTCGGGGCCGAAGTCGAGCGAGGCGGGACTGTAGGCGGGGGGCGCTTCCGGCGGGATCGACTCGCGCGGCGTGCCGAATTGACCAAACTGCGAATAGTCCTCGGTTGCGAACGGCCGGCTCAGGTTCTCGCGCGGCGTGCCCGATTGCCCGAACTTGGAATATTCAGCTTCTCGCCGCGCCGGTACTGGCGCATCGCGCTTGCCGTACTGCGTGACATGCTGCGGCCCGTAGAAGGTCGACGCGCCGATCTTGGTGCCGGTTCCCTTGCCGAGATTGGCGTGCTCCCTCGCTTTCGCTGCCGACAACTTCTTACCGGTTGATGAGAAATACTCCGCGTTTCGCGCGATTCCGCGCAGCGGGCCGTCCTTGCTGAGAACGCCGATCGCCTGTTTGACCGCTGCCTCGTAGCGAGCGCGCTTGTCGGCACTGACCGGCGCGCCGTGCATGATCGCGTTATAGCCGGCGTTGTAGTTTTGCCGACCGCCAATGCTGCCGCGCGGGTTCGAGGCGTCGAATTGACCGCGGGCCGTAATCACACCGTGCAGGGTCGGCTCTTTCGCGAAATGGCGATTTCTGTCGTAGCCCTCAAGCCGGTTCTTGGCGACATCAATGACCGCCGCCATCTCGTCTTTGCTGATCCGCCTCGACCCGGTTTCGCCCATGGCGATACCGACAGCCGCCGCGAAATCCTTGTCCGAGACGCCTTCCGCGCTAAGAGGATTCGTCATTCAAGTCCCCTCATAAACTTCGCGCGGGGGTAGACCCCGGCGCAATACACCGTGCAGCCTGTGCGCCATTCGCTGATATTCGATGTTGCGTCCAGCGTTTTAAGCCAGCGCTTGTAGCTCCGAACCTCCCGGGCGCATTGCGCATACGAGAGGTCCTTGGTCCGATACTTGGCCTTGAGTTGGTCAGTGGCTTCTGGATCGCGCGCAACATCGCAGTAGATTTTATACTCGCGGAAATCATCCGGCGTTTCGTCAGCGTTTGCCCCTGCCGCCATCAGGCACGCAGCGGCGGCAAGAATGATGCGAAGGTGTTTCATGTTTTAGCCCCATAATTTTAGGACGCTCTTCGGCATCCTCTCTGAGGCTCAGATTTACCACCCCTTACGGCGACCCGTAATCATCCCTTCGGTGGTACACGCCCTTCACCGGCAGCGCCGAGTCGATCAGCCGTTGCTTGATCCCGTCCGCAAACGTGACATCGAGCGTAAAGCGGCAGGATTCGGCCGTCGCGTCGGCAAGCGCGCTCGCCGGAAACGACCAGCCGATCAGCCCGGGTTCCGTCGTCGTGACCGCAGTCGCCAAGACATCGTCGCGGTCGCGGCTCCTGATCCGCGCGTCGATCGTCGCCCCGGTCAGGTCGGCCGCCGATCCGTCCTCCTCCCAGACCGGAAATTCGGCGGCCCAGGTCATGCCCGCCGTCACGGCAGGCATCGGCCAGGTGTAGACGAGGGCGCGGCGGCCCTTGGCAAGATGGAGTGTCATTTCTTGCAAAACCACGTTCCCAGCCGAGCCGGCGTGTGCAGGTTCATCGCCATCGACGAGCCGGTGGCCGTCGTCGCTGGTTCGTACAGCGCCGGCTCGCTGCCTTGCATGACGGACACGCCGGCCGGCAGCGTCTCGCCCTCTTCGCCATCACCATTGCCGAGGAGCAACGGCGGCGCCGGAAGGGCATTTGACAGCGCCACCGGTTCGGCGGCGCCGATCCATTTGATATGGATAAATGAACCAGCCTTGCCGGTAGGCCCGAAGAATTTCAGCGCCTTGACGGTCAGGGACGGTGTTGCTGCCGGATTGCAATAGCCTTGATACCAGCCCGTCACTAAGCCCTGCGTACTATGATACGTCGTGCTGTACCCACGCGCCATAAATCCTTCAGCGGTTGTCGACCGGGTCAGCGAAATCTCAGCCTGGACGAGATGCGGAAGCGTGAACGAGTCGCCGCTCAGTGACAGTTGAAGATATGTCGTGGTGTTCACTGGCACCGTGTTGAAAGCCGCCGGGGTCACAGCGTGCCACCCTGCCCCGAAGGCGTAATCCGAGGCGCCCGCCAAAAACGTTGTGCCGTCCCCAGAGAATTGCACGGCCAGATATGCGCCAGTCGTCGCCATAATCGCCGCCGTGACAACCGCACCCGTGGCCCACGTCGGCACGGCGAAAATGGCGTAGTTGGTGCCGGAATAGTCAGCATAGGATTCCTTCGCCGAGCCCTCCGTCAGCAGCAACTTATGGGTATTCTCGCCGCCCGCGGCACCCGGCGTCTGCGCGTCCGAGAAAATCGAGAACCGCGCCGCGACCCCGCTCGCCGTTGCCGTCGCGTTGGCCGAGAGCGTGATCGCGGTCGCCGAATTGACGCTGGCGATTTTGGTGCCCGCCATGATGCCTGCCGCGATGACGAACATGCCGGCGGCCAGCCCTTCGGTCGAGGCCACGGTCGCCGCCGTCGAGGCATTCGTCGTGTTGATCGTCGTCGCGACCTGAATCAGGTTGGCGGCGGTGTTGCCCATGTCGTCGAGGCCGACCGCGCTCCTCCCACGCATGTCGAGCGTCGCAATGGCCTTCGCCACGCCCCAATCAGCCTCCGCGCTGCCACCGCGCCCGCCCGGCGTCACCGGGCAGATCGAGTCGGGAAAGTTGTTCCAAAGGAACAAAAAAAGGTCGTGGCAATCGTCGTTGTTGGATTCGGTGCCGGCGCCGGCCGCTTTCGAGATCGTCCGACCGTTGCAGCGCGCCCATCCGGCGCGCGGCCCGCTCGCCGGATTCCACATGACGTCGCCGACCTGAAATATCTCGTCGGCAGTGACGACAATGCCGGGCTCGCCGCCGCCCTCCGTCGTCACGTCGAGAGGGTTCGAGATCCCGTCCGCGGCGTAGAGGATCGAGCCGAGCGCGTCCTCGATGCGGACTTTGTATTCCTCGCCCTTTTCGATGTAGATCGGCGGCAGGAGCCCATAGGCGTCGGCGACGACCGGCCATGTGTGCGCCGTCGTCATCGGCGCGTCGGTGTAGACGGTCAGCGGCGTCGTCGTGCGCGCGAGGTAGAAATAAGCCTTGGCGCCCGCCGCGAAGTCGCCATCGGCCTCGAAGAGGCGGACCGGCATAGGGTTGAATAATATGGAGATCGCCATCTACTGATTCCCGCCGTATGCCAAGCCTGCGAGCGACGAGCGCAGGATCGTCGTCCCGAGCCCTTTGCGGAATTTCTCGTTTTTCAGCGCCGACGCCTTGGTCAAGATCTTGCGCGCGAACTCCGGCTCTAGCAGCGCGCGGGCATAAAGCTCGTTGATATTGTTGACGCCAGACTGCCTCAGCAAACGGTGCAGGAACTTCGCGCTCGCGGCCGCCGCGACGCCCGGCGCGCCGCCAATGCCGGCGGCAACCGTCATGATCGAGGTATCCAGGCCCGCCCTTGCAATGTCCGCTGCCGTCGATGGTCCAGCAGGGTCTTTGCCAATGTTCTGTAATTTCCGCGAGCGCTCAATGTCGGCGGCAACCCGCTTGAAGCGGTCAAGCCCATCCCTGCCGAAAACCGCCGTGAGCTGCGCCTCATGGCGCTTGACGTAAGTTGACAGGGAGGCTTTCGACAGCTCGTCGGTGCCATTTGTAAACCGTTCTAGAATATGGTCGGCGACGATCTTTTGCAGGCCCGCCTTGGCGGCCGGAGTATCCTTGACCCGCGCCGCAAGCTCGTTCATCCGTGCCCGGTTTTCGAGAAAGGTGCGAATGTCCCGCCTGAGATTTTCAACCGGAATCCCAAGCACTTCGCCGGCCGCCGAGCGGTTGAAGCGCTCCAAGCGCGCCGCGCGATCCGCCGACACCAGTTCAAGCGTCATTGCCGCATCGTTGGCCGACTGGAACCGCTGCCGCACCGAATCCGGCAATTCCGCGAGCGCCGGCCCGTAATTGTTGAGCCAGCGCCGAAAACCCTTTGGATCGACAACGCCGTCACGAATGACACCGCGCTTCGGATCGGAGAAGGACAGCGCCGCCGCTTCCGTCAAGGCGGCATCTGTGGCGCCCGCCGCCTTGAGCGCGCGAATCCCCTCGGCACCCTTGTTGCCCGAGACGAAGGACGCTTCCGCGACCCCGCCCGGAGTCATTTCAAAGCCGGATGCCGACAGCGGTGCCCGTTCGACAACGCCGGCAACCGGCTCTAGCTCAAACGGTTGCTTGACGTTCTCTTTCCAATGCCGACGCGCCTCGCGCTGCCGCGCGGTAATCGCCTCGTCGATCGGCAGGGCGTCGGCCTCCAAGCCGTCGACCACACGCCGGAAGAGATTCGGATCGTCGGCGAGGGCTTTTTGCAGCCCCGAATCCTGCGCCTCGTCGATCGCCCGTTGCAGTTCACCCGCGCGCCAGCGTTCCGTTTTCGACAGGTTCATATTCGCCGCCCGCGAAATCACGTCCTTGCGCAATTCCTCCAGAGTGTTGTAGTCGACCCGCCCGCCGTATTTCGTGACGATGTCGACGATTTCCCTTTCGCGCGGCGCCAGCGGGTTCTCTCGAATGTCCTGCCACGCCTTGGCGATCGCCGCCTTGAGCCGCCCGGTCCCGACCGTGACGCCCTGCGCGCCAATGTTCGCGTAAAGCTCGTTGCCGACCCGCTTGGCTTCCTCGAGCTGCGCCACCACTGGCGTGCGTATGGCCGTGCCGACCGCTTCCGGGGTCGAGAGCGTCACGGCAGTACTCGCCGTTTCCGCTGCGCCCTCTTGCGCCTCGCGTTCAGCCTTAAGCGTTTGCGCGTCGATCTTATCGCGCACGCGACGGAACTCGGCGAGTAACTCGTCTGGGGTGCCTTCCCCGCCGAGCCGCCTCAATTCCTCGACGCGCGCCTCGTTCTGCGCCTCGCGTCGCTGCTCGATCCCGGAGGGATATTCGCCCGTGCCTTCTGTGAATGCGTTCCGCTGCGCGTGGCCAACCCCGCGAATGTCGGTCGCCTCGTAGAGCGACGGCTCCGAGCCTTGCACAAGTTCGCCGTGCGCCTCGCGCCGCGCCTGATCGAGGCCGCGCAACGTCGCCTCGTCGGCGCCCTCAGCCGTCGCGCGTTGGAAAGCGTCCTCGGCTTGCTGCGCGCGCTGCCGCCACGCCTCTAGCGCAACCGGATCTTTGGAGACGGTCGCTAATTTATCCGCCGCGAGCCTTTCATGCGCCGACGCGGGCAGCACAGTTTTCTCAACCCCAGCCTTGACCGCCGCCGGTCCTTTCGTGGCAGCGACATGGCCCGTTGCCGCCGCGAGCACCCCAAGGCCGCTTCCGAGCAGCGGGTTGACGTCGTTCTGTTGCGCAATCTCGCCGCCGCCGCCCGCCGCCGCGCTGTAAGCGGCCTGTGCGACCGGCGCCGCACCAGCCTCGCGAATGCCCGCTTGCACCGTATGGGCGAGCGCCGGATTGGCCTGCACTGCCTCCGCAGCTCTCACAGCGTCGTCGTAACTGTTGAAAATCCGGCCCATGAACTTAAACAGCCCGGAGCCGGCCAGCGCCTCGATGCCCGCACTGGTCACTTCGCGCGTGATCTTGCCGCCGGGGGTTTTCGGCGGTTCGACCCAGCGATCGGCCTGTTCCCGCGCCTTCTCGCCGACCCATCCCGTGCGTTGGAAATAGCCACCCGGCTTGTGCGCTTTCGCAAGTCCGGTGTCGTAACCCGCAAGCCCCGCAGCCGCATCAGCGAGGTTATAGCCCAAATGGATCGGCGCTTCCGCAATGTCGGTAATTAGCGCGCCAAGACCGGGAGCCGCCGCGACCGCCCCCGTTGTGATGCCGCTCTTGATGCCGGTCCCAACGTCGTCGACTGTCGTTTCCGGTTCAGCCGGCTTGATGCCCTTGTCCGCGATAATGCGCTCGATGACTTCCGCTTGTTCCTCGCGAGAAAGTTGTTTGAACGTGTCGCTGACAGGGACGACCTGCCCGCCAATCTTGAGGTCCATCACCAATCCACCTTGACGCCGGATTTCGAGGTGTAGGAATTGGTGCCAGTCGTTCGCGAGACTTCAGGCACCCGGGTCGGGTCACCGCCGAGATTCTTTTCGGCCTCGGTCAAGCCGTCGCGGAGAATCTGCTTCACCTTGGCGACTTGTGCCGACGTGATGCCCTTTTGCGTGAAGCCCTTGTAGGCCCCCTCGATCGGATTCCATCCGGACGCTGTCGGGTCGGTTAAAAGCTTCTCGACCATCTCGATGTCTTTGGCTTGCAGCGCACCGAGCCCGTACATTTCCTTCAGTTGCATCAAAAGGTTGCCGTACGTCGTCTGCATTTCCGCCTTGGCCGCGGTCGGCAGGTATTCCGTTCCGTGTTCCTGGACCAGTTTGTTGAGGCTGTTGAGTTCCCGTTCGACCAGCGGCGCCACCTGACGCGCCTTGGCGAGCTTGTTGCGCATGTCCGTCGTTGGACCCTCGCCGCCCGCCAGTGCCGCGAGCCGCTTGGTTTCCTGCGCCACCCATGCCTTGCCATCGACGAAGGGCGGCGGCCAGCGCACGAACGGCGCCGTGTCGGGCTCTAGAGGTGCGTCGCGTGTCGCGCGGCGCTGAATGGGCGCCTGTTGCGATTGCGGCGCGGCAACTGCCGTCTGTCCCGCCTGCGCGGGGGGCGCCAGCGCTACTTGTTGTGGCTGAGCGCCTTGAGCCGGGACGTCGGGAGATGGCGTCGGCGGTGCGGCGACAGCCGCCCTGCCCTGCGGTGGAGCCACGGCATCCGGTTTCGGCATCCGCACCGTGCCCATCGGCTGGTATTGCCCGCCGGATGCCCCCGGCAGCACGTAGCCGTAATCCGGCGGATTGCCCCCGGGCGGCGCCATGGATTGCGCCGGTACGCCGCCGAGCGACGGCAGGTTCGGGTCGCCGATGCCGCCCGATTGCGGGCCCGGGGGCGGCCTATCGATTTTGCCGTCAGACCATCTGACAGAGCCATCCGGATACTTCCATCCCTCGCGCAGGGTCGGCATGCCGGTGTCCGGATCCGTGCCCTCCTGCGTGAATCGTTCCGGCCGATCAGCGCGTGTCTTGCCCTCCTCATAGCGCCGGTTGTTTTCCTCTTCCTGCCGTCGCCGATACGCGTCGGCTTCCGCCGCCCGCGCGTCCTCGGCCGCCGCGCGCTCGCGCTGGAACGGCGAGCCCTTTTGGGCCGCGTCGAGGCGCAGCGCTTGCATGCCGCCCTCGAGGTCGCCCGCGCGCAGGAGCGTCGTGCCGAGTGCCGCAAGGTCAGAGTTTTGCCCGAACGACGCGAGCGCCCGTTCGCGATTGGCCGCCACCTCGGCGTCGCGCGTGCGCTTGACCGAGCGGTCGTACGTCTCGCCGAGCCGCCCGAGCGGCGAGAAGTCAATGGCGGGCGGAGAAAAGTTGTAACCGACCATCGAAAACCCCTCTTGGGCTGCGAAGTGCAGCCTTCTCACCCGAACGGGTTCTTGACCTTGCCGAACATGTCGGCGGCCAGGTTGGCGACCTGCATCCCGGCGTTCCAGGTGTTGGCGTTGGCTTGTTGCCCGGCCTGGAAGCCTGCCTGGCCAATCCCGGTCAGTGCGCCGGTTTGGGCGCCGGTGATGTTGGACAGGTTGGTCGCCTGATTTTGGAAGACGTTCGACTGGTTGGTGCCGAGCCCGGTGCCCATCGAGGCGAGCGTATTGCCGTAGTTTTGCGACATGCCGGCGAGGTCCTTGCCGTGTCCGGAGTAAAGGTTGGCCAGTGCCGATTGCGTCTGTCCGAGCCGATTGCTGAAGTTTTCGCCGAGGCCGGCGCGCTGGGCGGCGGTATTGGTCGCGATGCCAGCGCGCTGGCCGGCGATCGACGGCGCAAGGCTGAGATACGGGCTGAGCCGGTTGACGTAGGAGCCCCATTCTTGGTTGGCGAGGTTGTTGCCGAGCCGCGACAGCGCGTCCATCGTATTTCCCGACGCCGTCATGCCGGCGGCATTGGCGCCGCGGGTTGCCGCGTTCATCGCCTCGTCACGGGCGAAGTTGTAGCCCGGCCCGGTCTGGAAATTCTGCCGCGCCCGCGCCTGGCCCTCGGCGCCGTTGACGCCTGCCGCGTCGCCATATTGCGAAAACCCGGCATTGGCGCCCGCGCCGAGCGGCTGATAGTAGGCGTCGGCCTGCTGCCCGGCGTCCCCGAGGAAGCGGTCGCCCTGGCCGTAGAGATGAACGTAGGTCGACATCGGGTTCTGCAACGACGCCACGGCGTTCTGCAATCCCCCGCCAAGCGCTGCGTTGCTTTGCTGCGCGACCCCGGTGAGGTCGCCGCGCGCCTGATTATAACCGCCGCCGAGCGCCGAAAGGCTCAAGCCCGCGCCCTGGTTGATGTAGTCGCGCTGTTGCTGGGCGCCGATGTCGGTGTTGTTGCCCGCCCAGATTGCCGCATTGCGCCCGGATTCGCCGGAGAAAATGTCCCAGAACGCCATCAGCCGATTCCTTCCAATGCCGCCACGCGAGCTTCAAGCGCCTCGTTCATGGCCGCCAATTCCTTGATCGCGTTCACCAAACAATAAGCCAACGCCGTTGTGTCGAGCTCGCGCAGATCGGAGACCTCGTCGCCGTCGATCCAACCGTTGACGGCCTTGACCATTTCCGGCATTGCGACTTCCGTTTCCTGCGCGATCAGACCGATGTATTCGGTGCCCTTGTTCGCCGCCTCGAAATGCGGCGAGGACTTGAACGGCGCCACCGTGGCCTTGTCGGCGTGCGGATCGTCGGCGGTATCGTTGCCGCGATAGGTGAACCGGCGTGGCTGCAATTGCAGGATTTCGGCAAGCCCGGCGGAATAATCGCCGACGATGTTTTTAATGCGTGCGTCGGACGAGTCGGCCCAGCTTCCGCCGCCCGGTTGATAGCCCTTGGTCAGGGCGACGATATTGCCGGAATTCTGGACGCGGAAGCACTCGACGTTGTTGACGATGACCTTCCACCAGCCGCTCGAGCGAATGTATTGAATGTAAGACGTTGCTGCCGTGCCGACGATATAGGCGTCGGTGGCGTTGGCCGACAATTGCATGCCGAAGGCTGCCGTATCGCTCACATCGAGCGTTCCGGTGACTTTCAGCGGACCCGTCATCGTGTCGCCGGCGATATTGACTGCGCCGAGCGTGGTGCGCATTGCGCCAACCGAAGCGTCGTCGAGCACTGTCTTGGCCGCCGCCGTCACGACCGACGAGTCGAACAGCCAGGTTGCGCCGCTCGCCGAGACGACGATGTCGCCCTTGTCGCCGTCGGTCAGGGGCGTTCCGCCACCCGCCGCATTGATCGTCAGGCTGCCGGCCGCGTCGTTATAATTCAGCGTGACGTTGCTGCCGGCGACCAAGAGCGCCCCGACACGGTCGTCAACCGCTTCTGAAAAGTCCGTCACCTGAGAGGCGGTATGCGTATGGCTTGCCGGCGCGTAGCCTGTGCCGGCGGTCGTAATCGCGCCCGTGACAAACGCCGTCGTGGCGATCGAAGTGTCGTTGTCGCCAGCGGTCGGCGTCGGTGCCGTGGGGTTGCCGGTAAAGGCCGGCGAGGCGAGCGGCGCCTTTGCGGCCAGGTCGGTCACGAGGTTCGTGACTTCGCTTTCCGGATGCACATGCGCCGCGGGCGGAAAGGTCGCCGGCACGCCGCTGATCGAGCCCCACGAGGTTGCCGGCAGCGTTTGCCATGACTTGTCGCCGCGCCACCATTGCGACGTTGTGCCAGCGGTAATCGGCGGCTCTTTGCCGTTAAAAGTCGTCCAGTTGCCGGACGTCAAATAGCCGTTGGTGGAGGCATTGGCCGCCGGCATCGACACCGTGACGTCGCCCGCCACCGTTGTCTCCGCAACGGGATGATCCTCGTCGAGAAGGAGCGCGGTCCCGCTGACGACGACCGGCGGTGTGCCCGAGACGGACGCGACGCCACCACCGCCCCCGCCGCCGCCGCCCGATGTCTCCTCGTCCCAGCGCAAAAACCGTTGCAGCCATTCCCACCACACGACCGTCAGGCGCCCGCTTGGCGGGTCGGTGATCGGCACGTCGAATTCCGGCATCGGCGGCGGTTTGATCGCCATCAGGTCGGCCTCGACTCGACGTCCATTGTCGCGCCCAGAAACACGACGGGCACCGGGTCGGCGAAATCGATGCGCCAGCGCCGCCCGGCCTTCGTCGTCAATCCGGTGCGGTTGACGCGCACGTCCCAGCCGTATTCGCCCTGTCGCCCGAGCGTCCGCCGCAACGGCCTCGACCAAGTGCCGCCGCCGTCGTCCGACCATGAGATTTCGGCCACCGGGTCGGTTTGGATCGGATCCATTCCGGTGGCGATGCCCATGCCGTGCCCGAACGAGAAATCGGCGCGGCTGACCGCCAGCCGCTCGGGAAAGTTGCGCATCACTTTGGACTCGATCCGGCACGGGATTTGATCGAAGCGCTCGCTTTGCATCGCCGCGTCGATGGCGCGCAATTCGGTCGTGCCGACATCGCCGACGAGCCACTTGCCGAACGCGCGGATCGTGCGATGCCCGCGCCAGGTCAGAAAGCCTTGGCTCTGCCGCTCGTGCCAATAGCCGGTTGACGTGTTGTACTCCCAGCAGCGCTCCTGCGGGTTTGCCCCGTTGGCGCGAATGCCCCAAATCGAGTTCCCGAACGAGGTATAGACATACGCCGTGAGCGTCGTCGGATCGGCCACGGAGGCGATGAAATGCTCGACGGCGCGCGTCGAGACGATGACCGGCTCATACCCTTTGAAATGCCGTACCGTGCCATCCGCGGCGACAAACAGCGGCGTCTGGTCCCAGCCGTCCGTCTCGTTGCCGCCGGCCGCGCCAAACGTGCCGATCAGCCCGACCGGGATGACGGCCGTGCGCGCCAAGGGAAACGGGCTCGAGCCGACGTTCTGATAGACCTCGATCGAGGCCGGCCCCATCGCAAAGAGTTGCCGGCCCGAGACGATGCCGCGCAACAGCCCGTCCGGATTGGCCTCGGCGGTCGTCACCGACAGCGGATCGACGGCGAGATCGTTGAGCCCGGTCGCGACAATGCGGCCGTTGCCGTAGGCAAACAGGATATAGCCGTCGAGATGGCAAACGCTCGAGGGGCCGCCGGGCAGATCGCCGTCCGGATATGGCGAAACGGCCGTCGGCGTCACCGAATAGGCGCCGAGTGCGCTCACCACCACGAGCCCGCGCGGCGGCGAGGCCATTTGGTTGTTCTTGGCCCACGTCACCCGATCGGTGCCGGGCAGCGCGCCCGTCAGCATCACGACATTGCCGGCCTCGTCGATGCGCACGACGCAATCTTCGTAGGCGCCATAGACAAACCCGTCGCTTTCGATGAAGCCGCGCGGGCCGTTGACGCCGATGTCGGTGAAAAAACCCGTTCCCGGCACGCGCTTATAGACCGCCTGTTGCTGTTCCTGCTCGACGAACACATTCAAGCACCGGCCTTGGCTTTCGGCCGGCGGATGGTCGTTGAGGAAATAGTGCAGGCTGGAGGTCGGGAACTCGATCGGCGTCGCTGGCATCGAAGGGGTTTCCGTCAGTAGTATTTGGCGTACTGCGGCATGTATAATGGCTTCGCCACCCACGTCAGCCTGAGCCGCTCGTTGAGCTTGTTCATCACCGCCGGATCGACGGCGCCGAGCCCGAAGTCGGCCGAGACTTCTGCCGCCAGCCGGTTGGCCAGCGGCAGAAAGACAATCTCGGGGATGGCCTCGACGTCGGCGACAAAGATGACCTCTTGCTGCGCCAGTTCCTCGAGCAGCGGCATCAGGTTGTCGCGCAGGAGCTGCGCGTCTTCCGCGCTGGGGTCCTGACCCGCACCGACGCGCTGTAGGCGCTCGAGCGCGCGGGTTATCAACTCGAGAGAGCTTCTGGCCATCGCCCAAAAACCCTCACCAATCCCGTGCGCGATAGTCGACCCGCACCGCGATCTTGCCCTCGGCAAAAGTTGTCGGAGGAGCCGCCACCGTGAACACCAGCGTGGTCGGCTGATTGAAGGTCTCAAACGAGCCGCCGGCGCCGAGCGGGAACTGGTAGCCGTTGGCGGTCTTGATGCCGGCCGCGGTGTCAGGGGCAAGCGCGCCGAAATCGCCCAGCCCGGTCGGGTTGGCGTCGATGTCGCCGTTGGCCTCCCAGCCGAAATCGAGATCGAGGCCCTCGAAATTGTCGCAAAACACAGTGCCGCCGACGATCGTGACGTTGGCCGGAATGCGGACCATGCGCCAGACGTCGCCGACTGCTGGGGCTTCGGTCACGTGCAGCGTGCCGATCGAGCAGCACAGGGAGCCCCCCGAAACCGGGGAAGCGACCGGATAGCCCTTTTTGGCCTGATCCGATGAGAGGACGGTCGGTGTTTCTCCGGCCCGCGCGGCGGGTTTGTCAGACCTGAAAATACCCATCAGAAAGTCTCCCCTTCTTCGAAATCTTCCTCGGATGTTTTTGGCTGCGCGCCGGCACGTTCGGCCTCGCGCTGCGCCTTTTCGTCCTCGCGCTCCTGCTCGCGGCGGGCCTTCTCGGCGTCGCGTTGCGCCTTGTCGGCCTCGCGTTCGGCCTTCTCGGCCTCGCGCTCCTCGTCGGTCTTGCGCGGTCGGCCGGGCCTGCGCTTCTCGTCGGCGTCGCCGTTGCCGTTGCCGTTCTCGACCTCCTCGAAACCCTCCTTCCAGACGGTGCGCAGCTTGTTGGCGCCGTATTCGTTATCGACCTCCGAGACTTCGCCCATTTTGAAATTGGTGCCGTAGAGGCTCATTTTGTCCGCCCGGCCGATATCGTCCGAGCCGAGATACTTGAAGCGTGCCACGGGTTTCTCCTTTGGCTCGTCGTCGATGAAGCGGTATTTTGGCATTGCGAAGGGCCTGTAGTTTGCTACGCTCTGCTTATGGAAAACTGGAAGCCAGCCCTTGACTACGAAGCGTTTTATGAAGTCTCGGATCTAGGCCGCGTCAGACGAATTGCGCCCGGGCGCAGCACCTTCATAGGCAAGATCAACAAGCCCGGACGTCGTCGCGGCTATCTGAATTACACTCTCACTGGAAACGACATCAAACGGACGTTCTCGGCTCACCGTCTCGTATGGGAGGCTTTCAACGGGCCAATCCCCTGTTACCTCCAGATCAATCACAAGAATGGGCAGAAGCACGATAACCGACTGTCCAATCTTGAACTTATGACGGCTGGTGACAACACGCGTCACTGTTATGCCGTGCTTGGTCACAAAAACCATCCACCACCTCACGTCCCCGGAGAATTACACGGCGAGGCCAAAACGAATTGGGCCGACGTGCGTGAGATGCGCCGCCTCTATCGTGAAGGCGGCGTCTCTCAACAACGGCTGGCCGACCGCTTTGGTATTCACCAAACCGTCGTCAGCCGAATTATCCGTGGTGTTGCGTGGGTTGAGTAGGTAGGAATACAATCACGCAGACGCGACCGCCGCAAAGTGACCTGTGACGACACCGTTATCACGTAACACATCCAGGTCGTTTGCCCCGGTTCCGAACTGAATCTTCCGGACGCCCATGATCCCCTCGATGGCGATGCCGTATTTATCGCCGTAGTCGAAGGTCTTGGTCACCGTCGACCAGCGCTTGCCGTACACCGTTGCCACCGCCTGCGCCCCGCACAGGTACACGGCGCCGGTTTCAATGGTGCCGTTCGTGGTGAAGCCGATCCCTGGAACTTCTTTCACAATCATTCCGTCCCAGAGGATGTCGCCGCCCTCGAAAAGCCGGTTGTTCTCGACCTCGAGAGAGACCTCGCGCTGTGCTTGCGTGATCGTCGTATTGGTCTTCAGGTCGCGGAAGGCGCGCGAGTTGGCGTACACGACGTAGTACCGCCGGCCCTTGGTTTTCTCGACCCGGATCGGGGTGATCTTGGGGTCGGCGAGGACGGCCATTTCCTTCATGAGCGAGAGCGCAGCCGGCGTCAGTTTGTCGGCGGTGTTGTCGATGGTGATCAGCGCGTTGCTT